CCACGGGATAGTTTTAATCAAGAGAATGAATATTGGGATACAATGATAGCCTTGAAAAAGGTAGATACAACAGATATCAAGCAAGTTGTTAAAAAGAATACATGGGCATCAGGTATTACCTATGACATGTATAGAAATGATATTCAAGCAGAAAATCCTTCTAAACCTTCTAATGCAATTACATTATATGCTGCAAATTATTTTGTGGTAAATGAAGATTACAAAGTTTATATTTGTCTTCAGAATGGAACGGATCCTGATAACCCAGAAGGAAAAGCATCATTAGATCAACCAACATTTACTGATTTAGAACCACGATCAGCAGGAAGTAGTGGTGATGGTTATGTGTGGAAATATTTGTATACAATTAAACCTGGTGATATTACAAAATTTGATTCTACAGATTTTATGCCTGTTCCTGCGGACTGGGCAACTAATAGTGTTGATGCAGCAGTCAGAGATAATGCTTCTACCAGTGGTCAACTTAAGATTGTTACTATTACTAATAGAGGAGTTGGATTAGGAACTGCTAATCAAACTTATACTAAAGTTCCTATTAATGGTGATGGCCAAGGTGCAGAAGCAACTGTAGTTATTAATAGTTCTTCAAAAGTAGAGTCAGTTACTGTTTCTAAGGGTGGATCTAATTACAGTTTTGGAACATTAGATTTAGCAGAAGGTGGAGTTCCTACAGGCACGAGTCCAGCCGCATTTAATGTCATCATTCCTCCTCAGGGTGGACATGGTGCTGACATTTATAGAGAACTGGGAGCAAAAAATGCTCTCGTTTATGCTCGTATTGAAAACGATGCAGAGAACCCTGACTTTATAACAGGACAAGAATTTGCTCGTGTAGGGATTGTTCAGAATCCTGAAGCATATAATTCTACTGAAAATTTAGAACTAGATAAAGCAAGTGCTGTATATGCTTTAAGATTAACTGGTGCTGGTGCTAGTACTGCTACATTCACTGCTGATGACTTTGTTACTCAAACTATAGGAGTTGGATCAACTGCTGTAGGTAGAGTTATTTCTTATGATCAAACAACTGCTGTTCTGAAGTATTGGCAGGACAGATCTACTTCAGGTTTTAACACCGATGGTAGTGCAAATACGGATCCTACTTATGGATTCCAAATGGATAGATTTACTGCAAACATTAAATCTGGTGGATCATTTAGCATTGTTGGAGGATCTGAAACTCTAGCAATTAATACATCATTCACAGGTCTCTCTACTGTAATAAATAGTAGGACTTATTATCTTGGTCAGTCATTTACCGCAGGTGTGGCCAATCCAGAAGTTAAAAAATATTCTGGTGATATTATATACGTTGATAATAGACCGTCGATCACTAGATCAACAAACCAAAAAGAAGATATCAAAGTCATTTTGCAATTCTAAAGAATTATGTCTCAGGAAACCAATCTAAACGTCGCACCTTACTTTGACGATTTTAATGCAAGTAATGACTATTATAGTGTACTGTTTAAGCCTGGATATCCAGTTCAGGCAAGAGAATTAAATAATTTACAATCAATCTTACAAAATCAGATTGAAACATTTGGGCAGCACTTTTTCAAAGAAGGTGCTAAAGTCGTACCAGGTAATACTTATTATAATAAAGAATATGCTGGTATACAATTAGAAGCAAGTTTTTTAGGAGTTCCAGTATCTAATTATTTGGGACAATTAGTTGGATCTAAAATTACTGGATTAACTTCTGGTGTTACTGCAACGGTTACTAAGTGTGTTCTTGGAAGAGATTCTGAAAATGGAAATCCTACTCTTTATGTAAGTTATTTGGGATCAGACTCTACAGATAATCTTCAAGGAATTTTTGCTGATAATGAATTATTAACATCTAGTATAGATATAATTTCGGGTGGAACCACTATTGCAGCTGGAGAACCATTTGGTTCAACATTGGTTAGTACTGCAAATATAACGGGATCTGCTTTTACTATAAAGAGTGGAATTTATTTTGCGAAAGGAAGATTTGTAGAAGTATCAGATCAAAATATTCTTTTAGATCAATTTGGAACTACTCCAAGTTATAGGATTGGTCTCTTTATTAATGAATCGATAATCAATGCGGATATGAATCCTGCTTTGAATGATAATTCGAGAGGATTTAATAATTATTCTGCACCTGGTGCGGATAGACTTAGAATTACCACTTCTCTAATCAAGAAAGATTTAGATGATTTTGATGATAATAACTTTGTGCAATTAGCAACGGTAGAAAATGGTGTTTTAAGAAGTCAGACCACGACGACTGATTATAATATCCTACAAGATGAGTTAGCCAGGAGAACCTATGCCGAATCAGGTGATTACTATGTTAAACCTTTTGGTGTTGGTGTAAAGGAATCTTTAAATAATTATCAAGGAAATAATGGTGTATTTAATGCTGACCAATTAACCTATGAAGGATTGATTCCTTCTGATGATCTTGGACTTTATCAGATTTCTCCAGGTAGAGCATTTGTAAAAGGATATGATGTTGAGACTATTAGTTCAACATATCTTGATTTTGAAAAACCAAGGACAACTGCTAGTTTAGAAGATCAAGGAATTAATTATAATACTGGTGCGACTTTAAAATTAAATAATGCCTATGGAAGCCCTCAGATAGGTATTGGTAATACTTATGTTTTAAGTCTTAGAGATGAACGAGTAGGAACTGCTGCCACTCTTCCTGCAGGTAAAGAAATTGGATTAGCAAGAGTATATGATTTTGATTTGGAGTCTGGATCTTATGATAGGAGTAATCAAAATATTAATGAATGGGATCTTACTCTTTATGATATTCAAACCGTAACAGAGATTACTTTAAATGAGTCGATTACATTAACGGTTCCCACTCATATTAAAGGAAAGTATAGTGGAGCAACTGCGTTCATAAAATCTCCTGTTGCAGCTGGAGTTGCTGTTACAGTATATGATGTAAAAGGAGACTTTATTAAGAATGAAAACTTTATTATAGATGGTGTAGAAAATACAAGAGTTGCTGTTGCAGTAACTAATTACGGTATTTCCGATATAAGATCGGTTTTTGGTAATACAAACGGACCAGACATGAATACAGTGGGTGCTGCACAGACATTCTCTGCAGATACTATCCAAACTCCAATTATCTCAGTTGGTGTTGCTACCATCACTGCTTTCAATACAACTGCTTCTGTAAGTATAAGTACAATAAGAAGCACTAGTCCTAATTTTCCAGGTCAAATAAAGACAGGAAATTTAGTTAGATATAGTGGTAATAATAGTGTTGACCCCGTTCTTGGTTCGGTTGTAAGTGTTGGAGCGAGTCATATAAACATCAGTGGAGTTACTACTGTCACTGGAGTTGCAGCAGGACAATTACCATCTGCATTACTTCAAGTTTCTGATCTTGCTGTTGTAGGAGCAGATCTTCAAAAAGCAAGAGATGTTTCTTTCTATACACAACTTCCTAAAGATAATATTTCTAATGTAGATCTAACAGATGCATCATTAGTTATTAGAAAGACTCAAAATGTAAACATTACAGGAGGTCAACTGGCCACTGCTCTTGATGCAGGTGCTAATGAAACATTTTTACCATTCACTGTAGAGAGATATTTCTTACAAAGAAGTGATGGAACTACTGAAGTTCTAACAAGTGATAAAGTACAGATTAATGCAGCATCTACTCAACTCCAAATTTATGGTTTAGGTGGAAATGATGATGCAGTTCTTGTTACTACACTCAAAAAACTCAAACCAAAATCAAAAGTAAAAATTAGAAATAGAATTAATACTCTATTAGTGGATAAATCTACTAATGATGCATCTGGTATTACTACTTTAACTGCTAATGATGGACTCACATATGGTAATTATCCTTATGGAACCAGAGTTCAGGATGAAGAAATATCATTAAACGTTCCTGATGCTATATCAATATATAAAGTTTATGAATCTGCATCAACTTCTGATCCATCTGCCCCAACTTTGACATTAGATTCTCTTACAGGGGCTACTGGAAAGACTGCTGATCTTGTAATAGGTGAAAAAGTTACAGGAAGAACCACTAATGCGTGTGGATATGTTGCAGAATCTGTAACTAATTCTCAAATTACCTTCATTCCTCAAAATGAGATTAATTTTAAGGAAGGAGAGACAGTTTTATTTGAAGAATCGCAAATTGAAGGAGTAGTAACAACTGTCGATGCCTCTAGTTTTGATATTACCTCTAGTTTTGACGGTGAAAATGGTCAAAAAGAAGATTTTTATAATTATTCTATTATTAGAAGAAAATCTGATGCAACAGCACCTAATAAAAAGATAAAAATATACTTCTCAAATGGTTATTATCAGTCAACTGATGATGGAGATATTACAACAGTCGATTCTTATTCTACTTTTAACTACTCTACTGAAATTCAATCAGTAAATGGTATTAGAAATACTGATTTGATTGATATTAGACCAAGGGTTTCTGATTATACGGTAGCTGAAAGTGTTAGATCTCCTCTTGAATTTCATGGAAGAACATTTAATGCTTCAGGAAACTCTGCTGCAAATATTTTAGCATCAGATGAGACTATAGTAACTGATTTTTCATGGTATCTTGGAAGAATTGATTCCATTTATCTTACTAAAGATGGTCAATTCCAAGTTAAAACAGGAGTTCCTTCTGAACAACCCGAAGAACCTAATACAGTTGATGATGCATTAAAGATTGCAGTTGCATCTTTACCTGCGTATCTTTATAAAACCTCGGATGTTTCGCTGAATTTCTTCCAATATAAGAGATATACAATGTCGGATATTGGCCGACTTGAGAATAGAATTAAAAATCTTGAGTATTATACCACTCTTTCATTACTAGAAGCAGATACTGCTAGTCTATTCCTTCCTGATCAAAATGGAATCAACAGATTTAAGTCAGGATTTTTTGTTGATAACTTCACTTCCTTCCTTGCCCAGTCAAATCTACTCGAATATAAGAATAGTATTGACATAAAACTCAGTGAGTTAAGACCCAAACATTATACTACTTCAGTAGATTTACTGATGGGGCCTGTTGAGAATGTGGCATCTAATGTAGATTTATCAACTGCTCAACCTCAAGGAACCAATATTAAAAAAACAGGAGATATTGTAAGTTTAAGTTATAATCAAGTTGAATATCTACAACAAGTTAATGCTACACGAACTGAAAGTGTAACACCTTTTATTATATCTTCTTGGAGAGGAAGCATAGAACTTACTCCTGCATCTGACAACTGGGTTGATACTGAAAGACTTGAAGCCAATATTATAAATGAGGAAGGTGATTTCACTCAATCAGTTCAAGATTTAACAGATAGATTTGGAGGAGATCCTCAAAGTGGATTTGGTTCTGTTGTATGGAATTCTTGGGAAGAAATCTGGGCAGGAGTAAATCAAGATCCTAGACCTGCGAATATTCAAGTTAGAGATCAGTGGCAAGGAAATCAACTTTGGAGAACCACCTTTAGTGTTACCGATCAGATTCGCACAGGTACTAGAAGGATTGTTACCGAAACATTTGATCAACAGTCGCAAGGAGACAGACTTGTAAGTAGAGATCTAATTTCCTTTATGAGATCAAGGAATGTTCAATTCGTAGGATCAAGAGTTAAACCTTCTACAAGACATTATGCATTCTTAGATGGAAGAGATGTAACTGCTTATACTGTTCCAAAATTACTAGAAATCTCTATGGTTTCTGGAACCTTCCAAGTCGGAGAAACTATTACGGGAACTACTAGGCCAACAGGTGTATTACCTATTACAAATGATGATGCTCGACCTTCTATCAGATTTAGAGTTGCTCAATCTAATCATTTAGAAGGCCCATATAATGCCCCTACCAAAACTTATGGTACAAGTCCTTATGGATCTAATGTAGTTCCAAGCAGTTATTCAACAACTTCCACTACATTAAATATTGACACATTCTCATTAGCTAATGAACCTCAAGGAACGTATTGGGGATGGGTAGAAAAAGATATGATATTAGTTGGTGGAACCAGTGGAGCGATGGCAACTCTTTCCAATGTTAGATTAGTCTCGGATCTTGGAGCAAATATATTAGGAAGTCTTTTCCTTCCTAATCCTAATATTTCAAATAATCCAAGATTTGAAACAGGAAGTAAAACCCTCTCTTTAATTAATAATGCATCTAATGATAGAAATAATGCAACAAGTATTTCTGATCAAAATTTCACCTCTACAGGTATTTTAGAAACAGTTCAAGAAGATATTGTTTCTGTGAGAAATGCCAGTGTTTCAGTGGAGCAACTTACTGATAGTAGAACTCAAACCACTCAAACTAATAGAACTGTTATAGCACAAAGAGATCCTCTAGCACAGTCATTCCTTGTGGATGAACCTACAGGGGTATTCTTAACTAGTTGTGAAGTATTCTTTGCTACTGTAGATGAGAATGAGTTACCTGTAACGTTCCAATTAAGAACAATGCAAAATGGATTACCTACTACAAAGGTAATTCCATTCTCTGAAGTTAACATATCCCCATCTGATATAACAATTTCAAATGATGGATCTATTGGTACGACATTTAACTTTAAGGCTCCTGTTTATTTGGAAGGTGGTATTGAATATTGTATGGTTCTTCTTTCTGATTCTGCTCAATATTCTGTCTTTATTTCGAGAGTGGGTGAGGTTGATTTACTAACACAAACATTCGTATCTCAACAACCAACTTTAGGATCTTTATTCAAGTCACAGAATGCTTCTACATGGGAACCAAGTCAGTGGGAAGATCTTAAATATAGTCTTTATAGAGCAGATTTTGCAACCAGTGGATCTATAGAATTTTATAATCCTGCATTGTCAGTTGGTAATAAGCAGATTGCTAATTTATTGTCAGATCCATTACAGTTAACAGGAAGAAAAATTAAGGTTGGAATTGGATCTACCTTAAATGATACTGATCTTACTGTTGGTAATACTGTTCTTCAACACGGAAGTAATGCAACAGGTACTTATGTTGGTAATGCAGGTATTGCAACAGGAACTTTAAATATTATTAATGCAGGTATTGGATATACTCCTATATCAGGTACTTATCAATTCAATCAAGTTCCTCTTACTAATGTAACGGCTGCAGGAAATGATGCGGTAGCAGATATTACGATTACCAATGGTGTCGCAGCTGCTGCAACTATTTCCTCCTTTGTTGTTGGTTCGGGTGGTACAGGATATGTTCCAGGTGATGTTCTAGGAATAGGAACAATTGGTAATAACTCATTGGGATTAAATGCTCGACTCTCTGTTGTTTCGATTGCAAATACATCTCAGTTAATTCTTGATAATGTTCAAGGTGACTTTATAACAGGAACAGGAAATACTGTTAGGTATATTAATAGCACGGGTCTTACAACTGATCTTAATGGTGCGAATAATGTTG